CGCAAAGGTAAGCAAAAAAAATAGTTTTAGCACGCTATCATATCAAGTTCTTTGGTTAGGCAGCGGCATCCGTCCGCCACGGACAATCCCCCTTGGGCCCATAATCTGTGGTATTGTCATCCCTGCCTGTTTGGCCACGCCCGCCATACGGGCAGCGAACTCCACGAGATAACCGCCACTGGCTGACGACGACTGCGACAGCTCGTTGATGCACGAGCCTGTCATCAGCATAGCCTTGTTCAATCCATGTTTGTCATCCTCGCCAAAGGCCATGGCCATCTTACCTATCTGCGCCACGGCATCGTCACCGAGGTCATCGCCGAGGGCTACATTGATCTTGTCGGCTGCGTCGACAAAGTCTTTTGCCCCTTTCTGCGAGCCGATACCGAGCCGGCCGGCGGCACCTGCTAGCTGGTTCAGCTGGTCCCGTCCAGTGCGCGTGTTCATCTTCTTGAACTCCTCGTTGAGAGCCACCACCTGGTCTTTCGCCATACCCGTGTATTTCTGCACGTCCACCATTTGTTCGTCCATCTCGGCATAGTCCTGCACCGAGTTTCGGATGGTCATAGTGATGCCAGCGATACTTGCCGCCACACCCGCGAGTGCCGTCTGGTAGCGGTTGAGCTTATCAGCGATCTTGCCGAAGGCACTTGGCTGCTCCCTTGTTGCCTCGTTCATTCTCTGCATTTCGGTGCGGCAGGCCTTGACACGGTCGGCAAGTGCCTTGTATTCCTTTGAGTTCCGTGCCACGTTGCCAGAGCGCAGCTCTTTGTTGAGCGCACGCACCGTTTGGGCGAGCTCTTTATAACTCGCCTGCGAGAGGTCTTTGACTGACGTCGAAAGCCCATTGATATACTTCTTCTGCTCCCTAATCTTCGAGGAAACGCTATCAATGTCCTTCTGCATGTCAGCGGCCAGCTGATGGTTCTTAGCAGAGGACGATGCATAAAGAGCCTTCTGCTGCTCCTTCAATCGTTTCTGCTGCTCCTCCAGCTTCTTCAACTCAGATTGAGCCTGACGTGAGTTCAGCTCAATCTCCGCACGGAATTTCTCAGTATTACCAGGCATAATTTATTTTATTTTTCTTGCTCTTTCAGATAATTTACAATAAGCCCAAATCAGCGCAACCGCCACGTCGCATATCCCAAGGAAAACCAGCACCTTCTCGTACCATGGTTCCTCCTTCTCGACATATACATTCTTTGGCACATACTGCGGGATGGAATCATGTACGATGCTGTCTTTCCGCATGATGAACCTGACGGCGCTGTTGCTGTTCGCCGTCTGGCTCTGCTTCACGAGCCATGCTTTCTCCTGCTTCCCGATACGGATGCCATAGTCGGCCATCATCGTCGAGTCAGCCTGCCGGATGATGGTCGTGGTAGTCGTCAAGACGCTGTCAACACGATATACGGTGTCGCGCTGATGAACGATGCGCTCGTGCACCTCCGGGACGAGGACCTTCTTCGAGGCGCATGAGGAGAAGAGCAGCGCTATCAGTCCTATGAGAAACAGGCCGATGACCACTTTGTCATAAGCCTCCCATATATCAAAGTGAAATCTACTGCGCATATCTCCGGGCCTCCCATTCCCTGCGTTTCACCAACCCGCCGAGGACGACATCCTTGCAGTAAACCCAGCGTCGGAACTGTGCCTGTATCTCGGCCACCGATCGCCCAGTCCTTACATACTTCAAGAGCGTCGAGCCCTTCAACTTCCCGAGTCCGAGGTTGAAGGCAAAGTCAGCGAGTGCGTCGAACTGTCCCTGCGTCTTGATTTGCGGTATCGATGACAAGTATTTCTCGATGGGGGCGAGGTCGCTCAGCAGGTAGCGCTCAGCCTCGCTCTGGCTGATGCGGTCATACTGTCTCACGCCCTTGGTATGGCCGTAGCCTATCGTCCACGTGTCATCACTTTTTTTGTACGCCGTCAGACTCAGGCCCTCGGCCTGCCTGACATGCTCCAGCAGCTGTTTAGATGCTTTCTTCATTGCCTTGTGTATTCAAATAAGATTTTAGATATGGAATTCTCTCGATGAACTCAAACCTCAGTACGTAATAGAGGAATGCGAAAATCATCCAGGGCGTAGAGCCCTTCTTGAAGATCTTCTTGCAGTTCTTGATGATATTCAGCCCATAGAAGTAGATCACCACATAGGTCACATAGCTCACGCACTGCAGTGCGCCTTCTTCCTGTCTCTTGAATTTTCCTATAGCATAGATACAGGTACAGAACACGAAAAACACCGTAGCCTCGCCTACACAGCGGGCCGCCTTCTTCAACTCGAAGTCCTCCTTGTTGGCGATCATCCCGGAGAGATAACCAAAGATGAAGTTAGCGAAGAATATTAAAAACAGAGAGCTCAGCTCGCCTTGTAGCGGTCTGAGATATGCCAGTACTGCAAGCGCTATGCTTACAGCGGCGTTTTTTGCTATATCGTACATCGACCCTGTCATCATCTTATTTTTATCGCAAAGATAATTACGACTTCAAGTTATTGAAAATACGGAGATTTAGATTAGGCAGACAGTTCTTTAATTATTACACCGATCCCCGGCACTGAGCCGTGCCGGGGATCTTTCTACACATCCTATCTTTCTATATCCGTCTGTTGACCTCCCTCTTCTAACTTGAAGTCCCAGAATTTAATCACGTTTTCAGTCGTGACGTCTGAGAAGGTTCCCAATCTCGGATAGGCAACACAATCAGGTTTATTCCACACAAATGTGAACACATGCGTTCTCATGCAGGGAGTTGTTGAGCCCTGCCTCACTCTTCGTAGTCCGTAGGGTAAGGGCTTTTCTCAAGCTTGATGTTCCTGATATAGGTGGTGCCGGGCTGACCCCTTATTATAAAGGAGTTCGCTCTCTCTACCAGCCTGTACGTCGTGAAGTATCGCTTGCTCTTTTGCGAGAGGTTGTACCAATCTACATGCCCGTTATCTGAAATTTTTTTGCCACCTTCCGCACATGCGATAATGTCTTTTAGTCCCAATGGGATGCAGTGAATTGTTATTTTGTTGTTCTTCGTGCTTCCCCAAGCGTCGAAGCTTATGGTATACACCTCACCCACTACTGGGTTGGGTATATCTATCCACTTATCTTTAACAGAACCTTCGTCAGCGTGTAATACAATGGCATCTACAGACTTGTCATATCCGCCTATATCTCTCCAGCGAGTCAATAGGTTAGGCTGTACCTTGGTATCCAGCGTCATTTTTACCCCTTTCATGCTGCCACCTCCTTTCTCCGTGTAGTGGCGAGCATGATGAGAAGTATACTAACTATTACCCCCCCCTAAATCGTCTATCTCCCAGATGCGGAAGTCGCGAAGCTCGTAGTCTGTGTTATAACCCTTAAGAAACGCGTAAATACCCATATTGTTCACCACGTCTGCCTCTTTAAGCATTACCACGGCAGATTCTTTGTCGCCATCCCAGTGAGACGCAACAATGTCTGTGCTTACATGAACAGAGTCTCCAGTCATTATGACTATACTGCCAACATTCCTGTTGCTTGACCGGAGGCTAATGCCATACTTCTGACCCGCTTTCAGCACACTCTTGCTATTGGGGATGATGCAACGGGCAAATGCGCCCCAGCTGTAAATCTTGTTGGTATGTATTTTCAACACGCCGTCCTCCTTGCTCCATGTGGCAATGTTAGACCTTGCCATATTGATACTCACATTCTTGAACTCCGCGAAGTTCGTGTGCATCCGCACCTTCTCCTCGTCAGTGACTATCTTTGCGCTGATACCTTTCATGCCACCCTCCTTTCTTCGCTAAGAACGAGGGCGACAATGCGAGCATTATTTATTGCCCCCCCCGTTGCCTTCAACTCGTCGCTGTCAATATAGGGCTGTACTCTGTCACCTTTACCTACCATGATATTGGTAAGCTCTATGTAACCATCGTCGGCAACCTTAATGCCTCTATCTGCTACGTGAGAGTAGAAATACAAATTATCATTCTCGGTAACTGGGTGGGGCTTATGAGCATAATCCTCTGTTTTCGCTTTCCACGGTTTTACAACGACATCCATTTCTCCGCTCTCTGCGCCTCCGCTATCAGGACCAACCGTATTCCAGCTGAGATAGTCACAAGTTTGGAAGCAAGCCTTATTATTCCACTTTCCCCAATCCACGCCTTTCCACTTAACATGATAGCTGATGAATATCATGTCGCCTTGGTTAAAGCCTTTGAAAGGTATATGTCTCTTGTCTATTCTTAACGGCCCACGGCTGTCTCCTAAGACGTAGTTCTTCCAGTCGGTCTTCACCTCTGTCTTTATTCCTTTCATATTCTTCTTTTTTTTACGCCACGGGCGCAAGTCAGTCCCGCTCCCGTGGCTTAGGTTGTTACTTCTTGTCTGTCTCGCTCTCAGCACCCTCGGCCGTCGAAGTAGATTCCGTAGTGCCAGTCTCCTCGGTTGTCGGCTCCGTCTCGGTGTCTTCCTCGTCCGTCACCTGCGCCTTCAGCTGCTCCTGCACGCCACTGAGTGCCTTGAATGCCTTCTCGGTGTTCTCTGCTGTAGTGCCGTAGAGCTGGTATTGCAGCACGCCGTTGTACATGCTTGTCGAGAAGTTTGCGATGCTCTCGCCGCCGTAGAAGATGTTGCCGTTAGCACTCAGAACACGCTTCTGCTGTTCGTCCAGCTCGAAGTTTCCGTTAGCCGTAAGGTTGATGTCCTCGCTGTCGGCATAGCTGTAGCTGTTGTTTGAGCTCTTGCTCAGAATTTGTAACTTTCCCATAGTCGTTTTGTTTAAAAAATAATAGTGTTAATTTATCTGCGTTTAAATTGCTTGTTCCCGTTCGGTAAGCCGCCGTTGTGTAGCGGACTACCAAGGCCTGCCATTCATATAAACCGTATTCCAGTAGCTGCCATCAAAATAAAACATCGTCCATTGCCCAACGGAATTAGAGTTACATGTGCTGTTGTAATTTGTACCGCTTCTAAATTGATGGCCATTGCCATTGAAGGTAATCCTACTGCCCGTCTGTATCACGACGATAAAAAGGCCGGTCGGCGGGTCTTTCGGCATCGTGAAAGATCCTCCGCTGCACTGATAGAAACAATGCTTCTTGTCTGCGGTTGCACCATTGCTGACATAATCCGACGAAAGGCACATCCCCGCGAATTGCGACGGGCCACCTAACGCGGTAAGACAGAAGTCACCCTGTGTCTCTATACCAAGCGCGGCATGTTGGGGATCATTCTCGTTAGAGAAAGGCCCTGAACCTTTCCTTTCGAGTTTGACATAGTTGTGAAACGTACTCCCCAAACTCGGATTATCGAGACGATAGACGGTACGATTGCCGTAAGGAGTACGCGAATCTATAGTTCCATTGCCCAGGAACACAGACGAGATGTAGGATGTGTCAAATCCGCTGACAGACAAATTGTTCATCGCCAAGCCTAAGCCGCTCCATATTTTGCCACCATCACCGGTCATCCCAGAGAACATCCCCGCTTCATTGATACTGAAGAAGCTGATGGTTCCGCCCGTGGCCGTGATGTTGTTCGTCGTTATCTGTCCACCCGCTATCGTCGTCGTGCTCTTTGTTTCTTCCGATGTCGAGTTGATGGTCGATCCGTTGATGGTTGTACCGTTGATGGTGCCCCCGCTGATGGTCGAGCCAGTAATCGTGCCCTTGAAGTGTGCATTGCCCTCACCGACGATGTTTCCTTTCTCGTCAATGCTGAACGTCGCTACGCCGCTGTTGTTCCTCACGGTGAAGTTGTCCGTTGTGGCGATAATCTTGTGGCTGTAGATGTCTATGCCCGTTGCCAGCTGTGCCGCATCCTTCTTCCTTTCCTCGGACAGATCGTTGGCGTTCCAGTAGGTGAAGTGGTCGCTCTTCGACAGGCACAGACGGGACACACGAACACTGCCGTTCCTCTGAAGAAATACACGCACTTCCAAGTATGCGATTTCTATCTCCGTCGTCGTGCCGTTCCCGTTATCGCGCGTGGCCGTTGCCCCGAACGTATGAGAGCCAGAATATTGTTCGTCACCAAATATTCGGTCGTTTTGATAAGCATAAATTGCAAATCCGTCGGTGATTCTCGTCTTGTTAGCATCCATCGGATGGTACTCAAAAGCAAGCAATTTACCACTATCCCACGCGGGTCTGTAGGAGTTTGTCTGGTGCAGGTCCTTGACAAAGCAGGATATGCTGTACGTCCCAGCACCACGGAAAGGCACGATATATCTCAATCCTGCCGATGTATCGCTTGTTGCGCCGCTTCTGTTAAACAGCACCCCGCACGCTCCGTCCACCGACGTGCTGTTCCTCGACATCCATGACACATAGTCACCCATGTTGTCGTCATAGCTGTTCCGCTCACCCATGTAGTCACTGTAACCGATTGGCTCAGAAAAGTCTGGGTCTGGCAAGAGGTTCAAGGCATCAATCTCCTCATCCGAAGGTGCCCATGCGTCCAGCGTCCTGCCGTTTGGGTCTGTCTCGCCTTTGGCATCCAACCCCGTCCAGTCACCCTCGTCGACACGCACCCAGTCCACATGCACGCCGTAGTAGTTCCCGTCCACAGGGATGCCGCCAGAACTGTCCATTTCGTAGATACCGATAACCATCTGCTTCGTCGTTCCGGCCACGAAACTGAACCGAACGACGCTACCCGACGTGTTAGTAAGTTCGTCAGAATGGTAGGAAGTAGACCAACTGTTATCAGCACCAAAGACCTGTACCATCACATGATGATCGTTGCTTGCCGACTCCATCCACAGCCGTGCCGTCACGGTGTAGGTCTTGCCCTGCTCCATCTTGAAGGCGGAGCTACGTAGCACCTCGTACTGTTTGTTGTACAGTCCAACCACGTTGCCACCGCTCACAAGATTTCGCGACTTCCGCTCTACCTCCTGCACCTTCTGCGATATGCTTTTAGCCGTCTGCTGTATGGTAGAGATATTCCCTTTGTTGTCTGCCGCCGTCTGTGTCACCGTGGCAAGGTTCTTGTTGATGTCTATCGCTACGCCTGCCTCCATTGTCACAGGTACGCTATCATAGAGCACCGTTCCGTCACTGAGCGTCACCGTCACCGGGATACTGTCAACGGGGCGGTTGTCGCTGGTGTAGCTCTTAGTCCCCGTACCGCTCAGTGTGCCCTCTGTGTTGTTGACCGTTGTGGTAACATCCTTATTCTCGATGGTGGCTGCGATGGTAGCAATCGTAGCGGGCTCCGAGCTGTCTCCTACCATCTTCACAGCCTTATAGTGCAACGTATAATACAATGCGAATGTAGCATTAGTGGAGCTATTAGAGGCTTTGACAGTGGCCGAGCGATCTGACATCGGTATGAGGCGGTAGGAGACGCCGGGGGTTCCATCCCCGTCCTTGCCGTCAAAAACCATAGGTACCGTTATCGTGTCTATGACGACGTTCTCGTCTGCCCCCGTCTTGTAGAGATTCACGGTGATGGATGACGCCGTAAGGCTTGCGCTGAACCCCATGCCGCTTGAACGTTTGGTAGACGTGTCGTCAGTGCTCAGACGCCAAAAATATTTTGTCGTGTCACCGTATGCCGGGATCTCAGTTTTGCCGCCGTTCATGATGACAATGCTCACCGTCACGCTGCTATAGTCCCAGCTGTTCGATGTTCGGCTGAAATGGCAAACGGAATGATCCACCCTCAATTTGGCAATCTCCGGGGTGTCTCCCTTGTCTCCCTTCACATACACCCACTTGGCCATCTGAGCGGCTTCGTCCACAGTGTCCTCCTTGGTCTCGCTGACCCACGTGCCCATATAAGCATAAGCTTTGCCGTCAGTGTTGCTCAGCACAATGTCTTCTTTCGCAGGGTTCTGCTCGTTGCTCCACGCAATATGCACATAGTTGTTCTTTCCTGCCTCGCCGCTCACCTTTCCGCAGTCCGTAAAGCCATTGTGATGCGTCGAGTCGTTTACCGTCGTGCCCGTGTACGACCAAAGGTGCCCGTCGATGATGTAAGAATCACCGGCACTGGCTCCCGAACTGGGCAGACCGTCGATCGAGCTGACACCCGTCTTCATATTGATAGATGTGCCAGCAGCACCGTCCTTCACGATGCACAGCGTGATGGAGTCACTCATCTCCACATATTCCGATGTTTCTTTTACGAACTCTGACATTTTTCCTCTGTTTTATTTGCGTGAATCAATTATTTTATTTACCTTTGTGGGCGTGGGGACGGCACTGCTAACCCCTTTTTTTGTGCCTATACGGACAGACTTGCAATCCCCGTTGTTGACGTGTCGCTGTCCGTCTCTACGTATATCTTGCATTTTGCGACGGTGCTGATCGGTGTGTAGTTGCTGTCAGCGAGCCACACGCCATAACGTCCCCAAGCGTGATATTTTCCGTCGGTTCCTTGCTTCAACCAATATGTATGTTTCCCGTGCTTGAGTGCCGTCTTTTCCGTCGTCACCTTTGCTGTCTTGTGCAAGATGATGTCATTCTCCTCAACGAAAAACAGCATCTGTGACATATCCACGGAATAGTTGTTATTGCCGAGAGATGTGAACGGGAGTGGTGTAGGATTGTGAGTAAACATATCATGTACCATGTCGTGAAATCCCCACGCATTTCTATTCCATTTTAATTTTAGAATTCTGTAATACCTCTTCCAACAAGGGTATAATTTCATCCCGGATATGTCCTCGGAAGCCCTGAAGATAAGCTTTGTTCCGTCCACACCAATTGCCGTCAGCTCGATAGGTTCCAGCAGTTGTTTAGGAATCTTCACGCTACACTTCCACAAGTCCAGCGCGTCGGAGCTGCTCGCATATCGGTGACGGTAGCCATTCTCTGGTAATATTTCATGCCCGTCTCTTGTCCATTTGAAATTATCTCTCGGTATTCTTCCGCCCATGCTCTTTCCGTCGATCATAACACGGCATCGTAACAACACGTTGTTATAGCTGTTGTTAAACACCGTACCGCTGTCGCTCGTCAGGTTGACAACAGCCGTGCGTCTTGCGCTCTTTCCGTCCTTACCATCCTTACCGGGATCTCCCTTGTCGCCCTTGATCAGCACCCATCTCTTGACCTTTGGCCATTCTTTTACGTCGTCATCGGCCTTTGTGTCCTGATAGGTTCCATAGTACTGGTGCCCTGCGTCGATAACCGTACGCACGTCATCCTCCGACTGAGGATTGTCAGAAGAAGCATAGAGAATATGCGCCGTGCCACCCTTGCTGCCGTCCATGCCGATGCGACCAACCGAGTAGCTCTTAGTGCTGTTGCCGTCGCTATACGATACCGTCGTCCGTGTCCACAGATATTTGCCTTGTGCCAACTGAGGAACGGCGGTCTGCCAGCCCGATGTAGGAGCCGTTGTTCCGCTGTCTCCTCCCGCATACTCCACCTTGGTGGATGTCACCTTCACACTCGTGCCAGCCACTCCATCATTCGGCGTGTAGCTCGTGCTGACAGTGTTCGTCGATGTTCCGTCTGTATACAGGACGATGGTCATCACATAGCAGTACTTTCCCTTGTCGGGCTTCTGTGTCGGGTAGGCTGTCTGAGAGGTCACACTGTCCCAGTTCAGGGACGCATTCGCAGCCACGTTGTTGATGACCTTGTACGACACGGCCTTCACGCCGACGCTGGAGCCGTCACGGATGACAGGCAGAGTCTTGCTGAGCAACTTCTTGTCTCCGGCATATATGTCGCACGTAATAGTCTTACAGTCCTTGCTCAGATAGAGATTGCCACCGTCAGCAACAGCTATGGACGTGTCGTGCACCTCGATGGGACTGCCCAGCAAGGTGCCTTCTCCGTCATAGCAGCAAAGGACAGCCTTGTCCACAACACACGATGTACCGCCGTTGTAGAAGTCAGCTTCGAGTGCAGCACTCTCTGCTGTCCTCACACTGTCAAAGTTCAGCACGTCGCAGCGAATGCCGTTGAGGACAAATACGATGTCATAGTCCTCTACAGCCATGAAGGTTGCCCGTCCTGTTGCCTGTATTGCCATACGCTGTTAATGATTAATAGTCAAGAAAACCTTGGAATGTCGTCTGTACCGCGTTCGCGATGAGATGGGAATATTTGATCTGTACCGTCCGGTTGGCTTCCGTACCCGTGACGCTTGTCGTGTAGCTTCTGGACACCTCGTTGTTGGCAACAGCCCACTCGTTGTTGCTGCCAAAGTCTGATGCCGACGGGACAAAGGTGCTGTCTTTTGCGCCAGCTGCCGTCAGACGGTAAAAGCCGAGCTTCTTGCCGATATAGTCCTTGTCCGTCCACTCATAGTTTCCTTGCGAGATGTCAAAGCGCATAGGATTGCCACCGCCAGCTACAACGTTTGGTCCTTTCGGCTGCGAAAGCTCAAGGTCGATGGGGTCGGTGTCGTCGATAAGGCCCTTCACTGCCACAGCCTCTTTGCCGCTCGTAGAACTTTGTGAATCCGTGTCACGGACAGTGAGCTTGATGCTGCCCACGTTGATCACTGCCTTGTCCGAGATAGAGATAGTCTTGTTGTTCTCGCCGAATTTGGCCAACACGGTGCCCGTGGGCAGAGCAGTTGTCTTGCCGGACGGAACCACAATCTGTCCTTTGCTGTCAAATTCAAGGAAGTTGCCAACACTTGGGTCAAATACCTGCCACTTGTAAGTTACATTTGTGGTGTCCTCAGAGCCGCCGCGAATCATAGCACCTTCAAAATCCAGCCATTGGTCGCCACCGGCCTTGGTCTGGAAACGGTCTGTGCTCTTCGGGGTGATGAGGGCCATAATCATCGTGCCCGCATTCTCCGCAACGGGAATAGGCAGGGAGGCCGTGAAGTCTATGGTCTGCCCGGTAGTCGGGTGCGTCCATTTGTACACGCAAGTAACCAATGCTGAGGACGGTAGATTTTTTATGATTTTAAGGCGGTAGCTGCCGCTTGTCTCCACGGTGTAGTCCGTGCCGTTTGTCAGTGTCTTGCCACCGCAGACTACGCTCCAAGTACATGCTCCCTTTATCTGATTGCTTGTGTCACCGATACCGAGAATCTTCAATGTCGGTGTAATAATATTGTTGTTCGTCTCGAAGTTCGGGGTGTAGCTCACCGGGTCTTTGCTCATGATCTGGTTGCCGTAGGTGGGCACGAGCGAGAAAGTAGAGCTCACGCCATCTATTACCTTGTTGAAGGTTGCTCTTCCTGATGCTTGTATTGCCATATCTTTATAATTTTAAAGTGTGAAATCTTTTTTTGCCATTGTATAAACCTCGCCTGTAGCCTTGTGCAATGTACAGACGAAACTTGTAATGTCGCCGCACATGTCCCCCTCACTGACTTCCAGTGTCTTTGCGCCGAACTTGTGCTGCGAGTTCCAGTCCTTGTCCCCCTGCGCGCTCTCGCTCTCGCGGGTCCAAATAAACTGGCTTGCGTCCTGCGCATCCGTGATGTCATAGCTGCCCATGGTCACAGCTGCCGCTATGGTGGCGATCTTCCCCTGACCCACGCGCCACGTATAAGCACCGCTTGACAGATAGAGTAGCAGAGACACGGGCTCCGTGCCGTCCGTACCGTTACGGACAATGCCAAGGCTCTTGCTTACCAACAGCTTCCCGTCCTTGTCCTTTGCTACTGCGGCAATATACTTGCAGTCCTTGCTCAGATAGAGATTGCCGCCGTCTGCTACAACATTGTCAGTATTGGTTAACGTTATAGGAGAGCCGAGGACTGTCCCGCTCTGGTCATAGCAGGTAATGGAAGCATTTGCAACGTTGGCCGCGACTCCGTTATTGTAGAAGTCAGCTTCCAGCACAGAGCCTTCGCTTGCCTTCACATCGTCGAAATTCAGACTGTCAACGGGGACATTGTTAAGCAGGAATACGACGGAATATGCGTCTCCTTGCGCTCCCGTGTCTCCCTTCTCGCCTTGGATTCCTTTCGCGGCTGCAAGGCTCCAGTAGGGTGACGTGGCCGACGGCTTTTCGCCTTTGATGGTATTCCCAATTGGCACACCCGATGCTATCCATGTCTGTCCTTCGTAGGTCACAAGGTCGTTATGGCCGTAGCTGGCCGTGTCGCTGTATGCCCCACGTACCACCGCTACCGTCTGTGTCTCAGCAGGAGCGGCATAGGGACGGAGGATAAGGTGGTCGGTGGTAATAATCGCCTCGTCGATAGCGAGCTTCCCGACAATATTATCATGCGGAAGGTCGTAGTTGTCGATGCCTTTATAGATGACCCAACCACCTTGAACCACCGAGATGATAGCTACGCCCTGTCGAGTCTCATCCCAACAATGCCCCATGCCCACGATATTGTCACCGGCATAAGGCAGAGACGCCATCTTCTCGCACACACCGCCTAACGTGACGTGCCGCACAGTCCCTGCCGCGTCCGTCAGCGCGATGTCCTTGCTCGTCGAGTTGCTCAGCTCTATATAGTGGTAGCTCTTGCCCTCTACGGTCACCGGAGCCTTTGACACGCCCACCACGAGCCGCCAGTATTCCCGGTTCTCATAGTTCGTGTAGTCCCCCGGCTTGGCAATGTTGTTCGTCTTGCAACGTGCCAGCTGACCCACGGCCCACTCGTTCTTCACGCTCTGTGATCCGTCCGTCGCGAGAAAATAGCAGCGAAATTTGTCCGCCACCTTCCCCTCAGGTATCACCAGCGTGGGCTGGGTCTCGTAGGCTGCTGCTATGCAGCTGCCATCACCGTCTATAGCCTCCACCCGGGCCACCCTGTTGCCGCACGCGCTCATCACCACCGTACCCCCGATGAAGCTCATCTCGTGTACCTCCAGTTCGGCCACGATCATCTTCATTCGAGCAATGAGGTTATCAATCTCTAAGGTATATTTCCCCTTAGCGTCCTTGGTCAGTCCATACCCCGTGCCGTCAAAACCCTTGTTGGTACCTGCCTTGAAGTCCTTGCTCCGCAAGTATTCCGCCACCAGGCCTGCAAGATGTGCCACGCCTTCCTTGGTGATGTCATAGAGCCCGTCGCCGAACGAGACACCGCCGTCAAGTTGCGTCTCTCCCTTGACCTCCGCCGAGCCCATGGTCAGCTTGTGCGTCGTCTCGTCGTCCTGGTCCTTGCGTAGGAAACCACCGGTAATATCCGAGAAGGCCGACTCCACGCTCGCAGCCACATACTTGAAGATCTCCATCATGGTGCTGCCCACCCGCTTTGCGGTGTTGGCAGCCTCACGACGCTCATCACGTATCTGCTCGATGTGCTTCTCTATGTCTTTCGCCTCTAAACTCATATCGCAAATTTACGTTATCTTGCCTTGCTTTGAAAATACGTATTTACAGGTTCCGCAGCGCGTTCGTCTTCTCCTTGATGGTAGAGAACAGCCCGCTCACCACGTTCGACAGCGTGCCCATGTACGCCTCGCCGTAAAGGCCCCGCTCCACGTCGCCCAGCACGTAGATGGACCGCAGATACTTCCTCACGAACCAGTCACGCTTCTCTCGCGGCTTGCCCGTCGTCATGTGTTTCGTGCTCCACCGCGGGCCACGGCTCCGGGGCTTGTCAAGACGGGCCGCCTTGCGCAGTGCCGGGTCGAGGATATCGAGGTCACCGCCATTGCCCTTGTTGTAGCCATTACCCACGCCGGCGGCCACATAGATGCCATACTTCATGAACTCATGCGCGATCGTCACCTGCTCACCGTGGCTCAGGCTCCCCGTGATATCGTTGTACAGTTTCATGGTGTCGACGATGCCCAGACGCGTGATCTGCTCGCGCCAGATGGTAATCATCATCTCCATCCAGTCCTGCTCCCATTTCCGGATGTCGGCCTCCGACACCGGGCGCGTTATCTTCCGTTCAGCCATCCCACTCCTCCTTGTTATAAACCAGGTCTATCGGCTCCCGCGTGTAGAGCGTGAAATAAAGCCCCGTCATACCCGACAGATAGTACCGGCCTAGCTCCGCGTTCGGGATGCTCTGCGTCTCAAACTGCACCATTCGCTCATCATACGTGTATTTGTCACGGATGATGCGCGTGACAAACTGCTTGAACACCTCACGGCATAGTTCCAGCTGCCGCTGCCGGTCCTCCATGTCGGGATAGTTGTAGGCCGAGAGAATCATCACCGTGAAAGCGCGCCTTTTCGTGAAGGCATACTCCCCGTCGTCCGACGACAGATTCTCCGTGCTCGTGTCCGTGATGGCGATGAAGCGGTCGTTTTCGCGGTATTCCTCCAGCAAGCCCTCCAGATTGTCCGTGTTGCTGATGACCACCGCCTTGAACCCCTTCTGCTGGCAGAGCCTGTTCTTCTCCGCCATCTCCGTGAAATATTTTATTGCGTCAAACATCTTCTTCATTTGTTCTTTTGCATGATACGTTTCAGTTCCTCATTCTCGCGCGCCTGAGCGTCCAACTCGGTGAGCGCCCTGAGCGTGGAAGTATGGTTCAGAATATACTCCTCCTTCGTCACGTCACCCTTCGTCAGCAGCCTGATTTGCGCGTCAGTATATTCCCGCAGCACGTCTTGAGTGACCGACTCCCCCTCGCCCGTGCGCCGGAGAAAATGCGGAAACAGCTGGCCGTAGTAGTCCTTCACAGCCGTCCACCACATCGCCGTGGCCACATAGTCAAACTGTGTCTTGACCATCTTCCCGCCCTCAGGAACTTGGTAGAGGATGTCCACCATCGGACTCAGCTTCGTCCAGTCGTGCGATGCCATCCACGCCTGGTAATAGTTCTCGCACACCAGATAGTTCCCAAACATCAGGTCGCGTAAATCAAAGCTCACCGCCGCGCAGTGGTGGAGCACAGCCAGCCGGCACCGCATCTCATTCGGCCTTTTCACCCATTCCACCGTTGCTATCATGTCCGGCAGAAACTCAGGATTGAGCAAGAAAGTCTCACCAGTGGACACACGGTAGCACAGAATCCCGTCCTTTGTCTCGCTGTCCACGCGGCAGCCCATGAAGTGGAAGAGGGCCGCCGTGGCGATCATCCCCATCATGTCCGCACGGCCGTCATAGATATTGTACAGGCTGATGATATAGCGCAGCTGTCCTTGCGAAAGCTTCTGCCACCCATTCGGTATCTTGAACACCATTCTTTCAGTTAACAAAGAAGAACGTCGGGTCTTCCGGCTGGTTTTCATATCTTTCTCCATGGATTGAAGCATATAGTTTGGATTGTTTGTATTCCGGCAGCAGCTCCGCATACCGTTCCATATAGTCACGCAGCTCCCATTTCTCCGGAGGTATGCAAGGACGCCCCGCTGCCATATCCCCGATGGAACGGGCAATATAGTTCAGCGCACTGTTATAGACGCCAATGTCCGCATTCGTCATCTTCGCTGTGCGCACACGGTCACGCAGCGCGTCGTAGTACTCGAAGGAAATCTCTTGGCGCACCATCATCTCGGCTGTGGCGCGATACTGGCAAATTCGCCGCCAGTTGTCCGCCATGGACAGATTATTGTCGATGGGGCCGAACTGAGTCATCTGATTGGGATCATAATAGAGAGACGGAATGGCATTCTTTCCCGCAGCAGAGGCTCCCCATCCGTCAGTCTTCACAAGGATGGCCAGCAACCTCGATATTGCCATGAGCGACTGCCATTCCATTTCGTCCCTCAACGCCTTGACGCGTGTCTGAGAGGCAGGGGCTGTGTCGTTCGTCGACACGATGCCGAAGCCCGTGCCCGTCAATACCAAATCAAGCGATGGAATGGCCCGAAAAAAGGCATGGATGCACACAAACTGCAGGATACCGCCTTTCAGGTCCTCGGCATCCATCAGCTCGTCCATGCCCTGGAAGAGCAAATTTTGCAGATACTGATAAGAGAGGCTGAAATAAGGCACCATGCGGTTAAAGACGCTCGTGTTCCGCTCTGGCATCTTCGCCGCAGGCACATATTGCTCAAATATCTCCTTGGTAATCTCTTTCGTTACGTCCATGGTTATTCTTCTTTAGTGTTTGTCTCATTGTTGTTGTTCATCGTCGCCTGCTTGGCGTCGGTGTTTTTGTCCAGCGTCGTCAGCAAAATCATCGGCACGTCCGCATACACCTTCTCCTCCCATCCGTTGAAGAGGATGGCCACCTGATGGGGCAGGAGCAGCAGGTCGTGCGTCATCGTCTCCAGGGCCTGCTTCATCGTGAAGAGCTCCCGTTTGTCCGAGCCACTGTTGTTCATCTGGCTCTTCCCTGGGTTTGCCCCCGCAAGGTTCGGGTGCACGTTGTCGTCGTAGCAGAGCATGTTGCTCACCTCCGCGATGTCGTCGTTGTACTCGTTGCCGGCCTTCGACGTGTCCACGAGGGTAATCTTCACGTTGTGCTTCTCCTTGCCGTCTATCGTTGTCGAGAAGTCGCTCCACACCATCTTGTCGCTGTTCTCAGAGCCCGTCAGGCATTTCTTGATACTCTCCAGAAATTCCTTCTTCATGTCCTGGTACTCCTGGGTCCCCTCGCTGATGCCCTTCGCGTGTGCTCGGCTCGCCCAAAACTCCTGTGACACCTCCACATGGTAGCGGATGTTTGAGCCGTTCTTCAGCTTCGCCAGCTTGGCGGCAGTGAGCTGACCGTAGATGTTGTACCAGCCGTCACGGAGCACGCCCGTCCAGTAGGGCGTTGGGTACAGACGGCAGTTAGGTGTCGGCATACGTGTAACGATGGCATACTTGTGATTTTTGGGTGAGTCAGTGCGGAAAACGCCCAATTCATCGCGCTCTTTGCCCGTGCGCGCCAGCAAATCGCCGACGGGATCGTCCTCGTCGAGCAGCGGTATCACCTCGATATCATCGGGCTGCTGGTTATCGTCCCAGTCGGCAAAGAAGATGTTGTTGACCTTCCCGTCCTCGTCCGGCAGCTCAAAGCGCACGTTGCAAGCGTCCTTGTGCACCAGGCGCACGATCTTCTTCCGGTCGCGGTCGAGGATGACCACAGCCACGGCAAAGGCAAAATACTTCATGTCGACGATCTGCTCCGCAAAGAACTTCTTGACATTGTTGCGGATCATCCAGCGCCTTATCTCCGGATCCATGGTCGGCTTGGGCTCTTTGTCCTGACGTGTCGACGCGTCCATGTACTCCACCCCGCGGCCGTAGCACGTCAGCAGGTTGAAGTACTTGTTTTGCATCATCACCGAATTCTTCTCCACAAGCTCTGTGAGCCGGTAGGGGATTTGGTTCGACGCCCCATAAAGGACAATCTGATAATTTCGGTTGCCGACCGATATGGCCGTGGTGTACTGCTTCTCCTTTTGCGTGTAGATATCCTTCGATTCGACCGGGCTCACACGGTTCACCGGGATGTCGAGTACATCGGGTGCTAATGTAATTTTTTCCATGTCTCTATATATATACTGGGTGCCCGTTCACGTAGAACAGCAGCACGTCGATGATTTTCCTTACCTCGCCGCTCTCGTTGCTGCGGTAGTTATGCGTACGGCCTACCGAGTTGCCGGAGGTCACCGTCCAGCCCTTCATCACGATCTTATGCCCGTCCCGCGCCAGGGCCACGATGTCCACCGCCTCATGCTTCGCCGCGCATTCGTCGAGATACGCCTTTGCCTCCTGCAGGCTGATGGGTTTCAGAACTTTTGCCATGTTCAGCCCTCCCTTTACTCAAAGGTGTAGTCAAAAGTTCCATCGAAGACACGCAGACGCTTGGTCTCGGTGTCGATGACATTGTGGAGCTTCTGGGCATACATCCATGTGAACTCATACGACGGCATGTTGTCGTCCTCGTTGGTCACCTCGTCCTTGACATCAGACACGACGACCTCCTTGCCCATCTTGCCTCCCGTATAGAGGTAAACCTGCTGCGAGCGGAAGAGCTCATCGGCCCACTCGGCCATCGCATAGGAGAGCGAGCCGGTGTTGGCCGTGAGTTGGCGTTGCTCCTGGATGGCATAGTTGCGTGTCTTCTCGCCGATGACAGCGGTAGAGTAGGTGAACTTGCTCGACTTCTTGTGCGTGCCCGTGCAGTGGATATACTCCCAACAGCCAAAGGAGTTGAGGAAGGCCAGGGACGGGGCTGGTGGAACTTTTTCCACCACCACCTCATAAGTCTGCCGACGATCGCCCGACTGGCAGGTGTATTGCAGCAGCTGCTGAGCGTCGCTGAGCTGCAGCACATCACGGATGTTGCCCGGCGACACATCGTAGTCGTAAACCTTACCCGTGATGTTGATGGGCTCGAGGGTGCCGCTTGCTGTCGAGACGGAATCGCCATCCCTGACATAGGCCGTCACGGACAATGCCGAAGCATCATAAGCGCTCAGGCACTCCTTACGGCCCACAGCCGTCGTCTTCGGGCCCATGAGTATCGTCAGGAAGTGACGTTGGCAGAACGTTGTGGCGTCCGTCTGAGGGTCCACGTTGCCGAAAAGCACCGTACCCATGTCCACGTCCTCTGTGCCCGTCTGTGTCTCGTTGCCGTCAAGCTCCACCACCGTCGCCGTCACCGTCACCGAACCGTACTGACGCGCGTAGGGCTCGCATAGCTCACCCGGATGGTGGAGCGTCACCGTGCCGTCACCGTCGGGGAAATAACGCTCGTCGAGGACGGTAATAGCCCCATAGCCCGACGTTACCTTCACGCTGATGCGCACGCTCGCCGCCGCACTCTTCAGCACAAGGTTCTCCATCGTGCCCGTAAAGCTCAGTGGGCCCGGATTGCTCATGATTGTTGCCATAATTTCTTCTTTCCAATGTTTACAATACTACCGCAAAGATAACCCGCCCGCGCGCAAAATGAAAATACGCGGTAATTACGCAAAAAGGCGCGTCCGTCTCACGACGGGCGCGCCTCCAATATTATAACGTTAAAAAAATGTGTGCTCCTTTCTGTCTAATCGACCACCCACACCAGGCGGTCATCGACTCTTTCGAGGCGGTAACCGTGAGAGCTCATGTAGTCGAAGACCTGAGACGTGCTGACACGTAGCGTATCACGCAGGTTGTAAGCAATCTCCTCCGACGTAAAACGGCCGCTGTCACTCTCATCGCTGAAGTAAGCGTCGAGAGCCACTTCCACTTTCGAGTCCTTGGCGCTCGGCTTCTGCTTCTCCGGTTCCTCTTTGTCATAGTTGACAAAGCCTATCTTCTTAGCCATGTTCCACCTCCTTTCCTTTTGCGTTGTCCAACACACGCCGCAGCGTATCGTCGCTGATATGACGGATCACGTGCTCGTTGCCGTCCTCGTCTACCAGCACAACGAGATACGACGGATAGTAACTGTCCACCACCAACAGCTCGATGGCGTTCACGTCCTGAGCAACATGCTCTTGCAGATTCCACTTACTCATGATTGCCTCCTTTCGCGGCCAGCAAATCGTAGAAGCTTACACTGGCATCTATTCTAATCAAGTATATACTGCAGATAGGACGACCCCCCTTGCCGTCGTATGAATACACCTCGAACCCCATGCATCTGTGGCCGTTCAAATCGCACCATTCATCATGGAAGTCAACTTGAATTTTGCCCTTGCCACGGCTTTCGGCATTGATGGACTCAGCAAGCTCTCTCAGATAGACTTTCATCATGGCCAATTTGGAGATGTTCATCTTGGAGCCATCAAAAGCACTCACCTGTTCCTTGAACATCCTTGCAGGCTTAGTGGATGCACTGTACTCACGAATGACGACGACAAACTCTTTTCCATCGCTTGCCTCTACTAATAGCCTATACTTAGCTTTCATGCCTCGCCTCCTTTCTCCTCTGAATTCTTCATGTAGAGCTTTACAGCCTCTACATGGAGAAATTTGTCGGTTGCCACGGCGGCATTTATGAGTTCGTTTAGCTGCTTATTGGTGGCCATCGCCGAGATCAGCATCTTCAGCACGGCAAGTCCGTTTCCTTCCGTGTGTACTTCCATGCCTACAATGTCTGTGCCGAGAACTTCGGCAACCTCCACGTGGAGCATTGTGCCCTTTTTGAGTTCCGCGTTAACCACCTTTTTCAAGCTCTCTTTCAGTTCCTCGTTCATGCCTCGCCTCCTTTCTTCATAAGTGATCTGTACATCAGCCAGGCGGCACTCACGGCTGCGGCGAGCGCTGCCACGGGAGCCGTCTCCACGGCTGCCACCACGACCAGGACGGCCATCGTCACCAAGTTCACGCGGATGGCAGCTCTTCGCGTCACCTCAAACTCGGCGATACGGCTGTAGAACGCGCTCCTCGCGTCCAGCCAACGGTTGACACTGCGGTACAGACCTCTCACCTTGTCTGCAAGGCTCACACGCGCCCGTACCTGTTGCGCGGTGAAGTTGATTGTTGCTTGCTGCATAATGCACTGTTCTTTTATCCTTTCCCGGATAGCCGGGCCTTTGTAGTGGCAGAATAGAAAAGCGGCTGCCGATTCCGCTGGATAAAAGAACAGTGACTTCACCCGATGGGCTGATCAAATTCTACGGAATGGCAACCGCCAATATCTTTTGCGAGTAGTTACTCACATTTTTTTCGAGCATAAAAAAAGCCCGACCTTGATGTCCGAGCAATAACCGCTGCTCACCGGAGTGGACTACCACTGTTCTTTTATCCGCTGGCAAAGATAGGGAGAAAAAGCGGAACGGCAAAGAAAAAGGCGGAGAAATTTGAGCAAAATGAGCAGATTTAACAATTCAAACGGCAAAATCTACCGAAAATTGCCTATCTTTGCACATGAAGAAAAGTTATTTTGTATGAAGATCATAGCCAATATTCTTGCTTTTGTCAGCACTTACACTGTGGCAGCTATGGTGTTCCTCATCATAGCTCAGAACCTTGTGAAATGGCTCCATCATACTTCAGTCCTGACCTTGGATCAGGAGCGCACAACGGTAATCTTATGCCTCATAGCCGCAGCCGCCCTGATTCCTTTCGGTCAAAATCTTCACAGACCCTGACCCTTGAAGTGTTATAAATGTATGTGTTTAAAAAATATCTCCAGTTACGATGGCAAAGTTAATCATTCTTTCCGAGACTACAAAGCAGATGACAGAAAAAGCCTCCCACGCATCACGCGCAGGAGGCTCCAAGAGTTCATTAATTTATTTCATCTGCGCATGACGCACAGCTGGAATGGTTGCGCCGCCAGCCCGGCGGCGGCTTTTGTTCAAAACGGCTATACAGTGGCCGGGGCTGGAATATTCTCTGCGGCACGGCGAATGCGGTCACTGAGGTCGAGGAGCGCTCCCTTGAGCTGACCGGCTTCCTGCTCCGTGAAGCCGCCTACACCGCCATTGCCGTCGATGCCGTACATCTTATGCTGGAACCATGGCACCGACTTGTCAAAGTAAGTGCGTGCTATCTCCCTCCATGACACGGCGAGATAGATGTCACTCATCCGTGCCTTCATGTCGGTAATCTTCTCTGCTTGTTTTGCTGCTACTTCCATAATTATTCCTTTTAAGGCTCTCCCCGGAAGGAGAGCCGTTGTTGTCATTCGTCTTTTGGCATATCCGTTATTCTGTCGAAGAGGTCTTGCGCAAACTCCAGTAATTGTGGATAGCCGTTAGGGTAACTGTTGCAATAGTTTCTGATTGACTCAATCAGCTCTTTCTCCTCAAAGGAGAGCTCCATCTTGAATTTCTGTTTTTCCCTCATTGTTACTGTATTTCTTTTGAACACTGCAAAGATACTATTTTTTTGGATAGTAACAAAATAAAATACTATCTATTTTAATAGTGCCCGATAAATTTAACATTTCCCCGCTTTTTTCTTGCGGATGCCGTCCGAAAACACTATCTTTGCGGTATGGAAAGATCAGAAACAGACATTCTGCAGTACCGCATCAGAAGACTTGAGCTCAAGACTTCCTTCCTCTCCGGCATCGTGGCCATACTCATCGCCGTCGTTACCGGGATCGTCGTCTTCGCCCTCTAAAACCAGTTGGAAGAGCAACGTCCCAAGAAAAACGAAGCCAAGGCCACCATGATATTTATCAGCGTCTCGCCAACGCTGAGATAGTCTTTCCAATCCTTGAAGAGTTCCTTCTTTTCTTTTCCTTTACAATATTGTGCCACTCCTTTCTTTGCTGCCTTGTCACCCTCTTTCGTCAATCGCAGAATCTCACCGTCCACGATGATGAATTTCCAGTTGTCCACGAGATCGTGCAATACGAACTCCGGCTCCGCGGCATAGTTATAGGTGTCATGGAGAATCCCCAGTATCTCATCCTTGCTGATCCATCCTCCGTTGTCCATGAGTTTAGAGAGGATGAGATCGGCATACTCTGCATTCTTTCCTTTCAGTTGCATAATATTCTGTTTTTAGTGGTAAAAAGCCTCCCACGCATCACGCGCAGGAGGCTCCAAAAGTTCTTTTACATGTAATTGCCTACTTCTTCATGAAGCATTCAATATATCTCTGCCGTTTGCATCTTCGACGCAAGCGACTTAATTCCCATCATGATTTCTTTCTTTCTCTCGGGGCTCGGTTTCCTTATGCCTATCGCATATTGGCGCATGACTGACGGACTCACGCCGATTTCGCGAGACACCCCGGCCACATTGATAAAGTCATAGTAGTTGAAGAGCGATCCTACATCGAATTTATATTCGATTTCGAGTTCAGGAATTTCCTTGCCTTCTTCCCGTAGCACATCGGTCTCATCCTTCCATCCGCTCAGCATGTCTTTGATGGCAGCCTTGGCACTGCTGCCAACACCAAGCACACCTCCGTTCAAGCTGTCGATGTGCATGTAGCAGGAGAAGTTCTTCTCTCCTGGCTCTCTTTCCACTCTTGCTTCTACTTTCATATTTTGCCCTTTCTTTTAAAACGTTCTTTCACACCCGTCCCCACTCAGGAAAGGTGACCGCTCCGGTTTCTCTCCGGGCGGTCTCCTCTTTACTCTCCGAGAAGGTCATCAAGAATAGACTTGACCGTCTTGCTCTTGATCTCCTTGCTTCCGTGCCTCGGTACTGCTGTTGTGGCTCCCGTTAAAGGATTCATCCACACATCGTGCGAAGCACCATGCCGTTTCAAAAGGCATCCCGCCTTTTTCAACGTTCGAATCAGTTCTGAATGTTTCATGATGTAAAAGAACTTGTGTCTTACTTATTAAGACACTGCAAAGTTAACAAAAATGTTAGCTACTACCAAACAAAATGCTAACTTTTTTTGTTTGCAAGACGATATTTAACACTTCTCCAACGACAACGGCCGGCATCCTCCCGGATACCGGCCGTTTGACATAAGAACTTAATTGTTTAATTAAAATTTACCTTATGAACTTCACTAAATTACGAAAAGCGGGGCGGCGATGAAAGGAGAGATAGTCACCGCCCCGTGCCAAGTACCTTTGAGGTCTGATTATTACCTGAGCACTGGTATATACCTATTGAAACCTTATATATGCCTATTGTTACGACAAACATTACATTCACATATCTACGCTGCAAATTTAAGCAAAATTCCGCATATATGAAGTATAATAAGAAAGAAATTTCATTCCTATTCACTATTTTGTGCGTTTGTTCCGTTCCCTTAATGCTCATGCCGCATCTTTAAATCCCGTGAACACCCCTCGAAGCCTAAAACGCCCATTTTCAGCCACTTTTGTTTTGCGTCGCTTTTCCAAAAAGCGACTCCGTCGGAACTGACCCCGCGCCGCCCTACGCCTTAACCGTAATTACAGAGGCCCACAGCAGCGGTATATGTAGCGGCAATTACCGATTACAGCATAATAGTGTGACGATGCAATTACATATCCCCCGCCACATTTGCGGTCGGTGGCAGGCTGACATGAAAAAAGCCCCGACACTGAGCCGTGCCAGGGCTCTTAACATTTATACCACGCCAGCATCCCCGCCACCGACAAACGACGGCATGGGTCCGGCCTCTACAGCGATACAGAGAGTATCGAAGGCATCAGAGCCGTCAGTGCGGCTCTCAAGCGGCGACTCCTCGGTCTCCGGTCCTTTCTCCTCAGACTTGTCCTTGTTGTTGGAGCCATTGACCGACATGGCCCCGTCGATGCTGTTGAGCAGGTCCGGGTTATTCTCCTCATTGAAGAGAATCTGATATTTGGTATCAGCACCCCGGAACATACGGTTGATCAGGCTCTGCTTGACGGGATGGCGCCATGGAGAGCCGATATACACCTCCTGCACGACCCACCCCTTCTTGATGAAACAGTACTTGATGGTGTCGGCAAATCCCTCGGAGCTACGTCCATAGTCATTGCCCACAAAGGTGGCGTCGTAACAGAACACGACCTCCTTTGTCCGGAAATACTCGTAGTAAGCACAGAAATCATCGACCAGCTCAGGCAGCCGTCGCTCATACTTGACGAAGAACGACTTGACGATTCTGAGCTTCATGTCCTTGCCGGGCTGTCCGACGACCATCCAGTTGATGTTGGCGTTGGCATCGAAGGCGATCCACAGCGGTGCCGTCGTGTCCAGGTCCCCGTCGAAGCGGCAATCGACGTGCCTCAGTTTCTCCATGTTGAAACCGATGGCATCGATATAGGAGTTGTTGGCCGCCTGGTAGAGGTTGGCATCCGTCTTGGCATTGTAGAAGCTGTCCTCGGAATGCTCGACGCGCCGACACATGATGGTGGTACGGAAGGTGGCGGGCGGCATGTCGCGCTTGCACTGTCGGATAAAATCCTCACCGAGAATCTCGAGGTTCTCTATCGACGAGAATTCCTTGTAGAGCAGCGTGTCGGCGCGCAGCTGGTTGATGACCTTTGACATCTGCCGGAGATGGAACGTCGTCTGAGCGTCGGGCTTGCGTCCCTCGGCAATTATCTCGTTGACTTTCTTACGCATTTCTGTATATGATGCGATGAGTCCTTCGAGCAGCTTCACGTTGGTCGGGTCGCATTTCTCGCGGTCGTTGAGGAACCATGAGCCTTTCTTTGTCGTCGGCATATCGGAGAACTTGGCGATGCCATGATGGAAGAAGAGATGTCCGAAGACATTGTTGTTGCCACGATTTGCCGGCAGCGTCTCGTCCTTGAACTGCTCGAAGTTGACAAACTTCGCCTCGTCGATGAGCAGGAAGTCAAACGACTTAGAGTTTGACGTGCCCTTGCGGTCCTGGCTGATGATGGTAGCGACGGCCCCATTCCAGAAGCTCAGCGTGTTTTCCCAGTTCATGGGCTTGATGATCGGGTCTTTCCATCCCCACGCCTTCGCCGGCTTCTTGCCCCAGGTGTAATGTACGTCGGGCTTGAATCCCCATCGTCTGAGGTGCTCATCCCATGACGGGATGATGTTGGTAAAGAGGCGCTTGGCGTTCGGTCCCACCAATCCCGTGTTGCTGCCGGGCATCTGCTCGAAGTTGCGGCGCAACAGCGAGGCACATATCAGGCCTTTGCCAAAGCCACGGCCTGCCACGCAGGTGATGTCCTTGGTGTTCATGGCGAGGACATACGCCTGTCCTCTGTTGAGATACTGTTGCAGCTCACTGCTCATCTTTCACCTCCAGTTTCTTGGGTTCCTCTACGACCGTGGCATCGATGACATCCGCGTCTGCGTCTATCTCCTCGTAATTAGAACCGCTGTATTTCTTGATCAGCTGATTGATGACATTGGCCACGTTGGGGATAGGTTTCAGGCCGAGGACGGTAGCGTCGAACGTGAACTTGATCTGCGGAATCTCCTCGTATCTTGCGTCCTTCTCATCATTCTTGTCAAGCTGGTTGTATTTGCCATATACGTTGGCCAGCTTCGCGATGGCTTCCGGATCCTGCTTGTTGACGGCCATGCGGTATCCCTCCATGATCATGTTGTTGAGCCGCCAGCGGTGCCATTCCTTGGAACACTTTTCGAGCGAACCCACGATGGAATGGAGGATTTCGAGGTCAGCATAGGCCGTGCGCCTGGTAATCTCCCCGCCATTGCCAAGGCTCGCGGCATTGTACACGATATAATCCACATACTCGCGGTCCTTCTTCAAGGGATTGCGCAGCATGTAGGCATGGATGTCCCGCAGCCGCAGGATGCGGTCGATGACCGATTGCTGCAGCTTCTTGGCCTTGAGTTGCTCTACCGGCAACATCATGTTGTCGGCATAGATATCGATGTTGTTTCTCATTCAATACTGTTCTTAGCCTGCCGCAGCCACTCGTTGGCAGCATCTACGGCTGTCGGCGAGCCGACCATGGCCAGTCTCATGGTCTGCTCATGCAGATCCTTGGCCTTGCGGGCGAGACATTTGCGGTAGATTTTCCCCCATCGGGAATAAGAGTTGTGGAACTCCGCCACAGTTTGCTCATCAAACTCCAAAAGGCTCCCAATCTGTTCCGGTGTCAGGAGAAGCATCGCAAGATGTTCCACTTTTGTCTCCATCTCCTCCGTGTCGAGGAGCTGTGCCCCCGATATGATGGTGCCCGTAAAGTAATCTTTCAAATCCTTCGGTTTCATCGTTGTCGTTGATAATGAATTCTACAGAATTTCTCCCCGCGAGCTCGACAAACTGCCGCATGATAACATCGAAGACTCCAGAGTCTGTAGTGATAATCGAGCTCTCCGCCCTGTCGCCGTAGGTCTGGTTCTGCGAGGTGACCACAGCCACCTGCCAACACTCGTTTTTAACGAGCACTATCTTGGAATGGTTTTGCCCGAAGAATACATGGTCGAAGGCCATCTTCATCTCACCCACCAGTTTCAAGGTCTTCTTGACAGCTCTTTGATCGAGCAGTACCATGGAGCGTCCTATCGTCCCCTTCATCTTCATGAGCATAAAGCCATTGAGGAATGCTTCCGAGGTAGAGTAGGAGGACACCCACACGTCAGCCTTTCCGGTCTGCGACAATATCCAGTGGAGCAGTCCGAGCGTATGCAGGCCGTTGCCGAGATAAGCCTGTATGGGATTCCCGGCCAACGGTTTCAGCATCTCATCAATCGGCCGTCCCTTGCTCATTGCCTTCCGGAATGGTTACGCCGGCGTCTTTCAGCTTCTCGATAGTCTCTGGCTTGATGTTGGCCTTGTTCTCGACGAGTGTATTGACGGCAGCCTGCAATTTGTCGACATCCTTGTCAGCGAGCTCCTCTTTTGTCAGTGTACGGCTGATGCAGGTGCGTGCTGCTCCCACTTCCTTGACGATACGCTGCGCCTTCTCCTCCGGCGTCTCGGGATGGTCCGGCTCTTTGTACTCATCATACTGCTTGTAGGCGTTGCGCAGTGCGTTGTCGGTTTGCCGCAAGGTATAGCAGAGCTCATATCCGTCGCACTGCTGATAGCCAGGCTTGGCCACCATCAACGCCAGCTGGTTGTGAAGCTCGCGCATCTTCTGCCAGCGTTTTGCGTTTTCGTCCCACAGAGCTTTGATATTGTCAGGCAGAGAGTCATGGTCGGCACGCTTGCCACGCTCAGACGTGACGGCAGGATTGTCGGTTGTGGCAACCTCGATACCTTCCGGCTTCTGTTGCAGGTCTTCAAGGACGACCTTTTCCGTTTCCTCAATATACTTTCCGACCTCGGCATTGGTGATGCCCGCGATGCGGATCTTGTAGAATTTCTGCAAGTCGGCGCGCACCCATGGCAGCAAAGACTGCGGGCGCTGACAAGCAGAGTTATAGACACCTCGCTCACGTCCCGGATCCAGCTGCAGCAGCATCTCAGCCGCGTCGATGATCTGTTTGTCCGTAGGATGCTCCACTTTCAGGAAGGCACCAATTTTCATTGTCAAGTTGTTGTCCATTGCTCTTGTTTTATCAGTTAATAAAAAAAAGTGGCCGTGGCATCACTGCCGCAGCCACTCGTCTTTCAAAATGGAAAAAGTATTAAGTATTACTCATCTGTCCCTCACTAAGCTGCCGCGATGGCTTTTTCCTCACCAGTCAGGCAGTCAATCTTTGTGGTCTTGCTGATGACCAGGTCACCCTCGTAGTATGGTGCCGGGCAGTCATCGTAGACGGCGATGGTAAACGTCGTGGTCTTTGCGCCTGTCGCCTCTGCTGCCGTGTCTGAGCTATTCTTGGTATCAGTAGAGTACATGTCGTTCCCGAGCACACGATAAGCACCGTCGCGCTCCTGGTAGACATATACAAGGTCATCGTTCTTTGACTGACGGCCGAAACCGGCCAACTCCTTAGAAGTACCCGCTACGATGGCCGTGGCCTTGTTCTCGATGATCTGGGAACCGAGCTCGCCTGCAGTGTCATGGGTGACATTGGAGGCGTTGTCCTTCAGATCGATGAACTTCCATGTGGCGTCGGCCTTGAGCGTGAACGAGCCGACATAGGTTGCGAGAGCCCCCATGTCCTTGGCAGCGTCATCACCAGTGGCGTTGAGCTTAGGCAGGGTTGGCCATTTCACGATGTCAGACTTCGGGATGAAGAACAGACGGCGGCGGATGCCGGCAAGAACGCTACGGCCGGGACATGCCTCGATGGAACCATATACCTGATTTACTGTGCAATCACTCATTTTTGGAAATTGTCTATAGTGTTACTCAGCTTTCGCAAGTGAATTTTCCCCGTTCTAATTCTGCATATTCATGCACAAACATAGCGTGCAGATGTGAGTTTCCACAGATGGCCTCCCGCATC